TTACAAGTCAGCGGTTTTGCTGTGGGGCATGGTTGGGGCATTTACAGTTATGCTTTTGTTCAGGATAGAAAGCTGATCCGCATCGTTTTCAGACATCCATTTACCGTAAACCTGATACACCATCCTCGCGTTCGCATGGCCCATTTGCCCGGCAATAAAGTTGGGGTTAGCTCCCGCTGAAAGAGCCCAACAGGCATATGTATGTCTGGACTGGTACGCTTTCCTGTGTCGGATACCGGCGCGCCTCATAGCCGAAGCCCAGCTCATGTTCAGAGAACCAGTAGCGTAGTTAATCCCACAATGCGGGTTCTTGGTATATATGCCCGGATTAAAAACGAACGTGCATTTATCCAGTCGCGTCTTACCGTACTCACGAAGAGCAACGCTGATGTCATGCTGCTTACCGAGCCGGGTAAGTTCGGCTTGGTCTCGCAATACCGTAATAGCTGCATCAATCAACACGATCTTTCTGTCTGTTCCGGCCTCAGTTTTAGGCGGTGTAAAGTTCCGGGCTGATGTGTAGTTCCTTGTGACGGTGATAGTGCCAGCCTTGAGATCAATATCCTCCCACGCCAGAGCACATAATTCGCCATGTCTCATTCCAGTAAAAACGGCGAGACTCCAAAGGTTTTTAAGCTGACGGTTGTCACAGCAGGCAATAAGGCGTTCAAACTCATCTTTTGTTAACGGGTCCGGGTCAGATTTAGCTCTCTTCAAGGGCACTAAGTTTTGCATGGGGTTTGAAGGTAAATAGCCATTATTTTTAGCGAATTCTAATGCTCCGTTTACTACTCTCAGATAGTAGTTAACAGTCGAGGCTGTACGTCCCTTAACTGGTTCTGTATGCCAGTGTTTAGGGTGTTGAAAACCTACGAGTAGCTCCTTGCGTAGTGAGAGTAAGAACTCCTGATTGATCGAGGCGATGAACGTTCTGGCACCGATGTATGGCATTACATTCTTAATGGCAGCCTTGTAACGTACGTAAGTATTCTTGCAGACGTCTATTTGCTTTAACGACAGCCATTTGTCGGTAAGGGTGGCAAAATCAATGTTGGGTTTAGCTTCACCGAAGCGGGCCAGATTGTGTGAGTCCGGAAATTGCGCGGCATAATCAAACGTTCCCGTTTTTATGGCATAACAAATAGCATTGCGAAGCTCACCGGCTTTTTTACGGTTTTTAGGGGAGTCAGGGACTCCCAAGTTTTCCCTGACTCTAACCCCTTTGTAGAGGAACCAGATGCGGAGTTTTCCGCCGTGGTTCTCCACACCCGTTGGGTACTGAATCATTACGACTCCTTTTTACTGAAACGAACTTAAGCGGAGTAACGACGTGGCTTTGCCATTGCCTGCCGTTCGATCCAACGATCTATCTCTTCTAGGTTATAAAAGCAGGGGCTGTTATCCCAGGGCTGGCCATCAGGCGCGACATGTATGTACTCTTTGCCTTCAAGAAAGCTTTGTTCCCTTGCTCTTTTCAACGTTCCTCTTTTGAACCCTTTAAGCGCAATAAGCTGTTCTTCCGCAACCCATTTCCCAGGGGATACAATCATCACTACTTCACTCATGAAATCCTCCTCGGCCCTAAAGCCGCTATCAAAATACAAAATTTAATTCACTACTAAAAAGCGGGGCGTGGGCCCGGTTATTACTGTGGGATCACTTCATCGTAAGCCGCATCTGGTTCGCTTTTCTCCGCGCCAGAAGGAGCGGGGAATTCGTAAGGAACCCCTTCCAGTTGAAGCCATAGAGCGGAGCGGGCCGCTTTGATGGTCGGCCAGTCCATGCCCTTAATTCGCTCCCAGGAGCGAGAGCAGAACACCTGTTCCAGAAGGTCGGCTTTAGCGCGTTTAGCGTCGTTACTGGTGCCGCCATGATGTTTGTTCAGCAGCTCGACGATCTCATCGAGGGCAATCTCTTTCGCGCGTTTCTCTTTCTGCCATGTCGGCAAACCATCATCGGCAAACAGCTCGCCATTATCGCGAGAGGTATCCACGCCTAAATGTGTTCCGCCCAGGTTAAGGAACTCAATGTGCGGCAGAAAGTGTTTAAACGTCGGGTTCGCGAATGTCTGGCCGTCGATACGGGTAGAGCGGTCCTTAAGAATGCGCGCGGTGCGCCATACCTGCCCGGACTCCAGATCCATTTGCTTTTCCATTTGGATCAAAATCGAGGGTTCATAACCAGTCTCGGTTTCGGCTTTCATCTTGATACCGGTTTTCTCTAACTGGCGCTTTCCGTCGTCGCCCTCGAAAAAGTCATACTCATAGCCCGCGCGGCCACACATGATGATGTGCGCCTGGCTGTTAACGAAACGATCGGTAAAACGTCGCCATTCCTGTTTCAGCCACGCCCAGTCTGAGAACTCAAGGCCACGCTTGCGTTTGCGGCGCGTTGCGTACTCATCGCATAAGCACGTCCAGAAATGGCTGATGGAGTCGATGATCAGTACCGAGCCGCTTTGCTCTGCTTCATTGACTGCGGCAATCAGATCCACGAATGCGCGGGTTTTAGCTGTGTAAAGCTCGATGTTTTCGGCATCGAAGCGGGGTTTAACCCAGTCAGAGCCGGTTTCCGTATCGAGGAACATTACCGGCTTATCACCCATTGCAAGCCCGCGCTGGCGCATCAGCAGAACGAGGCCGATCGCCAGTTCGCTGGCGGTGTAGGTTTTGCCGTCTCCGGCAAAGCCCATGATTCCGGCTTTAAGGAAAGCCTGTGTATTAGTGGCTCGTTGGAAAAGGGCCATCTCATCCTCTCCTCAAATCCATGTTAATTGCAGTCTGTTTGGCCGCGAGCGTTTCGGCGGCGTACCGCAGAAACTCCGCAGCCTTTTCCTGAAAATCCACATCATCGAAAGTTGCGGTAAGGGCGGCTTTATCCGCCTGGGTGTTGCTGAGTAGAGCGTGAAGGTGATGAAACTTGATCTGGCGATCGTATAAGTCGGCCAGCTCCGCTTCTTCCTCTTCACGAGCTATTTGTATGTAGTGGTCTTGCCATGCGCGCTCTTCGATACCCAAGCTGATATGACACATATCGCTCGCCAGATTGATCCGCACATCAAAGTAAACACTACTGATACCCAACGCGCCGCTATCTACTCATTTGCCTATAACGTCGGCCCCTCAGCAGCTATCAAATCTACTCTGATGAAAAAGCTTAACGACGGTGATTATGTCGGGGCATGTAACGAGCTTAAGCGCTGGATTTACGCTGGAGGCAAGAAGTGGAGAGGGTTGATGAGCAGGCGAGAAGTTGAACATCAGGTTTGCATGTGGGATCGGTAATGAAGGTCATTGGAAAATTTGTAATCTATGTACTGCTTTTTATGCTCACAGGTTTACTTTCCTGGCGCGCTGGCTGGAATGCCCACTCTGATTACGTAAACGCGATGGCGGCAAGTAAGAAAGCAAAAGCTGAAGATATGATTCGTTCTTCTGAGATTAAAGCTGCTCGCACCAGTCACGAAGGAAAAATCGTTTACCATGTTATCAATCGTGATGTAATTAAATATGTCCAGTCTCCAAATCGTACTGTGTGTAAGTTTGACCATGATGCTGTGCGGTTGCGGCAACGCGCCATTGACGCTGCCAATTCCCTCAGCGGATTTGATGGAGCCCCCATGCAAAGCAAGTAATGCTGGTAGAAACAGTGACGAAGATTTACTGGCTGATATAGAAACCGCAAAGTGCTTAAGACAGTTAAGGCTCGACAAATACCGATGGCAGGCTTGGTATAATTCTCTGAAATAGGCGCATTTATGAGCTATAAACCCCTATTTTTTGCCTATTTTAGGTCTTTATTGTGGGTAATCACCTGATAAAGCAAGGAATTATCTGACATGGTGCGCATATCCTCTGCCTAAAATTAATTCCCCCTATTAACGACCAAAAATAGCCAATCTACGATACATTGATTGTTACTATCAATTGTTTTAAAATTTTCGATAGTTATTTCCGATTTGGTGTTAAGCTTCGTGTAACTTCGGTTCACCTGCCAACACCAGATGAGGGTATTGAAGCCAGTTTAATTGGCCGAACGTCGACATTTTCCGGTGGCACCTGAGTGTTGACTTCGTTAAGCCCAGCTAAGCGACAAACAAAGGCCACGCTTTTGCGTGGCCTTTTCTGTTAAAAGATGGGCTATCCCTAGCCCATACCTACTGGGAATAATCATGAATGATGTCATGCTGTTCGGTGATGGTTGGTCTGGCGAGTTGTTTAAAGTCGAAACAAATATCAAATTCTTTGAGCATATACGCCACGACCAAGAAGCCAGATCCGTGATGTTTTTCATAACGACTTATATAAGTGATAACGGCATAGCTTATCTGATAGGCACGTCTGACATGGAGCCTTTACAAGAAGATATAGAAATGGCCATAAGCAATTTTGCGCCAGCACCTACAGATTTTCCGCCATATTGAATTGTGCTATCTCATTAAAATTCTCTTGTAAGTTTTTCTATTCATTAGCGTTTACACCAATGCTGCTCTATTGAATCGCACCATTTTATGGGTAGGAATTACTCGATCTTGCTCACAAAAACAGAGGCTTCTTTAACAGGATTTAATTGTGAATTAAACGCAGTTAAAGTTGCCTGTCGATAAGCTCAAAAGCGTCGGCATGCTTTTGCAAAGCGTGATTCTCGGTGGGCAGGGTAATTTTCCTGTGTCAAAACTCATAATGATGGCCACCATTTACCCACCTGACACGTTGCTGATAATCTGGATTGGCGTTTAGTTATGCAAACATTACAAGAGCTTGCTTTATAATTTTTTAATGATAAAAAATCAATTGAAGATGACTAAATGGTCAGTTGAATTGAGTCCGTATTAATGTTGTGATTTTTCGAGGTTTAAGAGCTGCACAGAGGCGTTTGGGATGAAAATGCGGCGGGGAAGTTAAACTTTTCATAACTCATTCTTTGTAATCAGCGCCCTGGGGAAATATGTCCATCATTTGCTTTTTTTTCATGGTGATTTTTTATGGCGATTTTTTTAAAATTGCCTTTTGCGGAATGCTTGCAAATTTAATTTCGCTAAAAAGCTATCATTTATTTGGTTGTGGGGCTATAGTTTTAAGGCGGAAAAATTCTGCATAACCCAGGAGTTCCCATGAAAAACTACATTATGAACATTGCAAATGATAAAGACGATAATCAGAAAGATTCTGATAAGCGTTCAGAAACTGATAATAAAAAACCCCATCAAGATAAGAAATAACGGGGTGATTTATCATACACATGTGCAAAATGCTGGAGGTTTTATGTCGCAGCAACCTGATTATGATGAACCCGTTCCCTCGGATAAACCTGTGCAAGACGAGCCAGGTCAAGAGCAAACTGAAGATGAGGGTGTAGATCTCAAGACGCTCGATACCATCGCTGATGACATTACAATCCGCCTTGTATAAACGAACCGCCCTCGGGCGGTTTTCTCACCATAAGTTAATAACCGAAATGTTAAAAGCTTATAAGGGAGTAATGTCCGATATCGCATTTTAAGAATGCGACGCAGTTAAAGGATAGGATGGAGGTGAAAATGGTTATGTCGGATGTGGAAACATATTACATAAGCAGTAATGATAATAGTCGGTTAGTAAGATATGATGTCATTAAAATTGATGATGATTCCTTTGTTGTAAAGGTTTTTGATAACGAGTATCTTGGTAAATCTTTACCTAGCTTTATGTATGAGATAGCAGAAATCAAAATTAACAGAGATGATTTCAATCTTGAAAATAATATTGGATCGACATCTGTATTAAGAAATTGCTTGCCTACTTCATTTAACGGTCATGTGTTGGTTAAATGTCAGCAACATCGGGATTCGCTGGAGTCACGATAGTATCAATAATGGCGGTTTATGTGGTGCGTATTCAGGCATGTATGTCAGTCGAATGTTTTTATAAGCTCTGGGCATATGTGTAGATAGCTCCAGAAACCTCCAGTTCACTTATGAATTTTTGTTTATAATATCAAATACCTGCGTTCTACTTGTTAAGGTAGTTTCAGTCTCCAAGTAAATTTAACATCTTTAATTTATATTTATGATAATTACAAAATCTTTGATAAGCCCAAACCTTTTCCCTCGACGAAAGGTTGATGCACAACTTGCCTCACTTATGTGAGGCTTTTTTTTAAGATGAAGCGCCCGCTTCGTTTAGCAATAGTCATTTCTTATTACAACCCTTTCCCTGCTGTCCCCTTCAAGAAATCACATATGCCCCCAAGAATTCCTAAAGCCTGCCGTAAACGTGGATGTGGTAAATCAACTACAGACAGAAGCGGATACTGCGAAGTGCATAAAGGCGCTGGCTGGGAACGACACAATAAAGGGCGGTCAGCAGCACAGCGAGGCTATGGTGCGGAATGGCGAAAGGTAAGGAACCTAGTTATCAAGCGTGACAAGGGCTTGTGTCAGACCTGTAAGCGCGAGGGCGTCATTCGTCCCGGTTCAAGCGTCGACCATATCATCGCTAAAGCTCACGGGGGCACAGACGACCCGAGTAATCTCGAATGCATTTGCTCTGAACATCACAAAGCTAAGACAGCGCGAGAGCGACTGCGCGTGATGCGGTGAATGATGCAGAGCATCAGGGAGAGCGAGCAGGGAGGGGCGGGGGTAAATCTCTGGGAGATAAAGCGCTCCAGACTGCCCGCCCCGTTAAATTTTTACGCGTCCGAAATAAGGATCTTTTTTTGCACAAGTTTTAACAATTGCCGGGGGGATAAATGGCGAATGTTCGAGCAAGCGGAGGCGGCAGAAAAGGGAATCTACCCTCAAACCTGAAAAGCTCTATCACACGAATTGCACCGCCGCCGGAGCTTCTTTCTGATGTGGCCGTGAAGGTGTGGAAGTCTCAATCCAAAACGCTGATCGAGCGAGGGCTTTTCGAACCGGAGGACGCGCCGATCCTTCTCGCGTATTGCAACGCGTTTCACTTCATGATTGAGGCGGACAAGATGATAAGCGAGGAAGGATTTGTCGACGTCGGCGGGACTGGCGGTTTAAAGAAACACCCCGCCGTTAACGTCAGAAATGATGCTGTATCGCAGATCGCCCGACTCGGTTCGCTTCTCGGCCTCGACCCGTTAAGCCGGGTTCGCATGATGAGCGCGGGCAAGGATGGCGACGACGAGGAAAACGAATTCGACGAGTTTTAATCTATGGCGACATACCCACACGTAAACGCCGCGAATCGCTATGCGCGCGACGTTGTCGCCGGAAAAATACTCGCTTGTCGTTATGTAAAGCTCGCGTGTAAGCGTCACCTCGATGACCTAGAGCGAGCAAAAGACCAGCGCTGGCCGTATCGTTTCGACCGTGAGGCGGCGGAGCGGTTTTGCCGCTTCTCTGAAAAAATGCCCCATACCTCCGGCGAATGGGCTCGTAAAAAGCTCCGGCTGACGCTGGAGGACTGGCAAAAATTTTGTTTTTGCGTCGGGTTTGGCTGGAAGCGTAAAACAGACGGGCTCCGCCGGTTTCAGGAAATTTACATCGAGGTTCCCCGTAAGAACGGTAAATCTCTGATCGCGGCATCGGTTGGCAACTATATGTTTTGCGCCGATGGCGAGCACGGCGCGGAAGTCTATTGCGGTGCGACGACTGAAAAACAGGCGTTTAAGGTTTTCGAACCAGCGCGCCAGATGGTCGCCAAACTTCCAGCGCTCCGCCGTCGCTTCTCGATCAAAACCTGGGCGAAAAAACTTACCCGGCCTGATGGTTCCGTTTTTGCGCCAATTATCGGCGACCCCGGCGACGGTGACTCGCCAAGTTGCGCGATCATTGATGAGTATCACGAACACGCTACGGATGCGCTCTATACGACCATGACAACCGGGATGGGCGCGCGTGAGCAGCCTATGACGCTAATCATCACGACGGCAGGTTACGACATCGCCTCACCGTGTTACGAAAAGCGCTCGCAGGTAGTAGAAATTCTTGAAGGTATTCGTTCTGGCGGCGCAAACGAGACGATTTTCGGCATCATTTACACTCTCGATCATGGCGATGACTGGACGACTGAGGAGGCGATTCGCAAAGCAAACCCCAATTTTGGGGTTTCAATTAAGCCTGAGTTTCTCCGGGCAAAGCAGGAATTGGCCAAATCAACGCCGAGCCAGACCAACAAGATCCTAACGAAGCATTTTAATTTGTGGGTATCGAGTAAGGCCGCTTACTACAACCTGCAAAAATGGCATGAAGCCGCCGACCCGTCGCTCACGCTGGCGGATTTTGAGGGCGAGCCGTGTTATCTCGGGATCGACCTGGCCTCAAAACTCGACCTCAACGCCGTGGTGCCGGTATTCATGCGGGAAATCGACGGCGTCAGACATTTTTATTGCGTCGGCGCTATGTTTTGGGTGCCGGAAGATACCGTCTACAGCTCCGACCCGGAGCTCAAGCGCACAGCGGAGCGCTATCAGTCGTTTGTTAATCAAGGTGTACTGATCCCGACCGACGGCGCGGAGGTGGATTACAGGGTTATTTTTGAGTCGATTCTCAAGCTCCGCGAGACGGTGAAAATCGAGACGTGTCCAATCGACCCCTACGGGGCAACGTCACTGGCGCATATGCTCGACGATGAGGGATTGTGTCCGGTCACAATCACGCAGAATTTTACAAATATGTCCGACCCGATGCGCGAGATTGAGGCCGCGCTCGCGTCTGGCCGTTTCCATCACGACGGAAATCCGATCCTTACCTGGAATATCCAGAATGTTGTCGGGAAATATTATGCGGGCTCCGACGATGTTGTCCGACCGACCAAAGAGGGCAACGAGAACAAAATCGACGGCGCTGTCGCGGCAATGATGGGCGTCGGGCGAGCCATGCTCCATGAGCCTGGGGATTTCCTTTCTAATCTCGATGATGAGGATATTTTAACGCTATGAAATTACACGACGTTTTTGGCGTTGTGGGCTTCTGTCTGCTTATCGCCGCTTGTTATTTGCGGTGGGGGACGGCTCCGGCGATGGCCGTCGCTGGCGGAGGCCTTCTGATTACCGGGCTCGCGATGGCCCGAAAAAGGGGGCGCTGATGTTCCTTGACGCGTTTTTCCGGTCTGATCCTAACGCGGGGCCGGGTAATCCCGAAAACCCCGCCACAGCGCTGACAGGCGAGAATATCGCGACAACGTCCGGCATAGTTAAGGACGTTTTTGTCTCGCCTGAAACGGCGATGAAACTGGCGGCGGTTTATTCCTGTATTTACGTGCTCTCGTCGAACCTGGCGCAAATGCCCCTACACGTTTTGCGGCGCGAAGGTAAAACCGTTCGCCAGGCGACAGAACATCCTGTTTTCTATCTCGTTCATGACGAGCCGAACCCGTGGGAGACCTCGTATAAATGGCGCGAGCTGATGCAACGCCACGTTTTAGGGTGGGGCAATGCGTACACAGAGATTAAACGCAACCGGCGCGGCGAGGTTGTCGAGTTGGCGCACCGGATGCCGTGGGAGTCGTGTCTGACTAAATTTGATGGCCGCTGGCGTTACGGGATTTACACCGAGGACGGGAGCTGGTCAGTTCACCCCGACGATATGGTTCACATTAAGGCGATTGGTAACTGCGACAAATGGGGACTCTCGCCGATTATGCAGCACGCGCAAACCATCGGCCTGGGGCTCTCGGGGCAGAAGTACACAGAGAGCTTTTTTAACGGCAATGCGCGCCCGGCGGGGATAGTGTCCGTTAAGCAGGAGCTGAACGAAAAACAGTGGGATCGGCTTAAAAAATTATGGCAGAAAGCCGCCGCCGCTCTCCGTTCGCAGGAAAATAAAACGCTCTTGCTCCCCGCAGAGCTGGATTACAAAGCCCTGACCATATCGCCGGTAGACGCGCAGCTCGTCGAAATGATGAAGCTAAACCGCAGCATGATAGCCGGAATTTTCAATGTCCCGGCACACATGATTAACGACCTCGAAAAAGCGACGTTTTCCAACATTTCCGAGCAGTCGATCCAGTTCGTGCGATTTACGATTATGCCCTGGGTTGTTAACTGGGAGCAGGAGTTAAACCGCCGCCTGTTTACCCGCCAGGAGCTCGCCGCCGGTTATTACGTCAAATTCAATCTGGCGGGGCTGTTGCGTGGTACGCCGAAAGAGCGCGCTGAGTTCTATCACTACGCGATCGCCGACTGCTGGTTAAGTCGTAACGAAGTGCGAGCGCTGGAGGATAAAAACCCAATTCCAGGTCTTGATGAGATGCTCGTTTCGGTCAATGTGGCAAAGGTAAGCGGAAGTAAAGACCAAACCTCGGAGGAAAACCCCAAGAATGAGTGATGTAGAAAAGCGTTGTTACGTCGGCGAAGTCCGAGCCGCTGAGGTTGAGGGCGAACCCACCAAAATTATTGGCTATGCATCTGTATTTAACAGCCGTTCGGAGCTGATTTTCGGTTCATTCCGCGAAGTGATTAAACCGGGAGCGTTCGACGACGTTCTCGGGGACGATGTTCGCGCCCTGTTTAACCATGACCCTAATTTTATTTTAGGACGCAGCTCGGCGGGAACGTTGTCCCTCTCTGTCGACGACAGGGGCTTGCGTTACGAAATCACAGCTCCACAAACGCAGACAATCCGCGATCTGGTTCTCGCGCCGATGCAGCGCGGCGACATTTCGCAAAGCTCCTTTGCGTTCCGCGTCGCCCGCGACGGCGAGCGCTGGTATCAGGACGAGGACGGCGTCGTCGTTCGCGAAATTACTCGCTTCTCCCGCCTGCTGGACGTTTCGCCTGTCACCTATCCGGCTTATCTGGAGGCCGACAGCGCTGTCCGTTCGCTGGAGCAGTGGCGCAGTCAACAGGCAGAGCAGGAGCAGCGCAGCGCTGAGGCGCGGCAAAAGCAGGCGACAGAGAAAGCCGCTCGCGAGCGTATTCTCGATCTGTTAGAACGACCTTATTATTTAAATTAATATTTAAATAAATATTTAATTAAACAACCTCGCTTCGGCGGGGTTTTTTTATGTCCAAAAAAGGGAAAAGACCTTATGAAATTGCACGAAATGCAGCAAAAACGCGCCACTATCGCCGCTGAAATGCGCGCCCTGAACGAAAAAATCGGCGACGCGTCCTGGACTGAGGAGCAGCGCAGCCAGTGGGACAATGCAAAGCACGAATACGACAAGCTCGACGCGGCGATTAAGCGCGAGGAAGAACTCCGCGCGATGGATAATATCCTCGCAGCCGAAAACGAACCCGAACACCGCAACAACCCGGAGGGCTCCGAAGATGAACGTCGCGCCGCTGTTTTTGACAAGTTTGTCCGCCACGGTTTAGGCGAGCTGTCAACGGAAGAAAAGCGCACTCTGAAAGAGTTCCGCGCCCAGGGTATCGACGACGGCGATGGCGGCGGTACTAAAGGCGGCTTCACCGTACCGAAACAGTTCCGAAACCGTATCGTTGAGGCAATGAAAGCCTACGGCGGGATCGCGGGTGTTTGCCAGATTCTGAGCACCTCTAACGGTCAGACTATTGACTGGACTTACAGCGACGGCACCGCCGATATGGGCGTGATGCTCGGAGAGAACGAGGAAGCGAGCGAAGGTGATGTCACGTTCGAGCCGATCACTATCGGTGCCAAAAAAATGACGTCGAAAATTATCCGCGTTTCTAACGAGCTGTTGCTCGATAGCGGCATCGACATGAACGGCTATCTGGCCGCACGTATCGCGCAGCGCCTGGGCCGTGGCGAAGCGGCGCAAATCGTTAACGGCGACGGCACCGGTAAAAACGTTAAAGGCCTGGCTAAGTGGGTGACGAAAACCACATCCGCCGCAGCCGCTGACGCGTTCACCTGGGAGGAGTTGCTCGCGCTGAAACACAGCGTCGATCCGGCCTACCGCAATTCGCCGAAATTCCGCTTTGCATTTAACGACAATACCCTGCTGAAAATCTCCTCTATGAAAGATGCGCAGGGCCGCCCGCTCTGGCTCCCGGATGTGGTTGGTATGGCACCGGCGACCGTGCTCAACGTGCCTTACGTTATCGATCAGGCGATTGCCGATATTGGCGCGGGTAAACAGTTCGTGTATTGCGGTGACTTTGACCGCTTCATCTTACGCCGTGTGGCGTACATGACCCTGATGCGACTCACTGAGCGTTACGCGGAATATGATCAGGTCGGTTTCCTTGCATTCCATCGCTTCGACTGCGCTCTCGAAGATGCCGCAGCGGTTAAAGCGCTAGTCGGTAAAGAAGGAGCAAAGTAACCGGGGTGACACTTGATCCGACCGCGCTTTCTGTCGCGGTCGGGGCAACCTCGCCAATTAAAGCAAGTGTCACCCCTGAAAACGCCACAAACAAGGCGCTTAACTGGACGTCAGGAGACGAAGCCATCGCAACCGTTGACGCCTCCGGCGTTGTGACTGGCGTCGCTGAGGGCGGCCCGGTAGACGTTACCGCGACAGCGGCGGACGGCTCCGGCGTTTCTGCTTCCTGCGCCGTCACTGTCACAGCGGAAAAGCGAGCTAAATCCAAATAACGCCCTCCGGGGCGTTTTTTATTGAGGCCGAGCCGTGATTCTTTCCCTTTCAGAAATTAAAGCGCAGTTGCGTATCGAGGAGGATTTCACCGAGGAGGACGCGCTTTTAACCCTCCTCGGCGGGGCCGCTGAGGCCCGCACCTCGAATTACCTCAACCGCAGGTTATACGCGACGGAAGTCCCCGACACCGACGAGGACGGTCTCGTCGTCTCTGACGATATCCGCCAGGCAATGCTGATGCTCTGTAGTCATCTTTATGAAAACCGATCATCAACGTCTGACGTGGAAATGGCGGAGATGCCGCAGTCGTTTAAATGGCTTGTCGATGCATACAGGTTTATCCCGCTATGAAAAGAAGCCCGTCACAGACAGCGACGCGCTATTCGTTTCCCGACCCCGGAGAGCTTAACCGGCGCGTTCAGTTCAGAAAGCGCGTTGATTCACCGGCGGCTGATTTCGGCACGGAAAGCGAGGAGCTCGACACCTTCCGGGCGTGGGCGAGAGTCCAGCAAACCGGCGCGACGACTTATCAGTCCTCTGTTCAGACCGGCGAGGCCGTGACGCACCTCATCACGATCCGCTACCGGTCGGGCATGTCGAACGAGTGGCAAATCGTGTTGCCCGGAGGTGAGGTTTTGCGCGTCCGGCGAATCCGCGATCTCAATTCCGAGCACCGGTTCCTGCTTCTGGAGTGCGAGAGCCTCGGCGATGCGGATCACTACAGCGGGGCGGTTTATGGCTGATTCTCCTCTCTTTCACGTCGATTACGACGTCCCGGAGCAGATGGAGTTTAAACGCCCCGTCATGCGCCAGGCGTTCGTCAAAATCGGTCAGGTTCACATGCGGGACGCCCGTCGGCTGGTGACGAAGCGGGGGACGTCGAAACCCGGCGAAAACCCCGGATACAAAACCGGCAGGCTGGCGCGCTCAATCGGCTATTACGTTCCGCGCGCCTCGAAAAACCGTCCCGGCCTGATGGTGCGTATCGCGCCGAACCAGAAACGGGGCGAGGGCAACCGGCCCATTGAGGGCGACTTTTACCCGGCCTTTCTGTTCTACGGCGTTCGCCGTGGCGCGAAGCGGCAGCGCTCGCACCACAAAGGCAAATCCGGCGGCTCCGGCTGGAAGGTGGCTCCACGTAATAACTACATGACTGAAGTGTTAGCGCGGCGCAAAGCCTGGACGCGCTACACACTGCAACGCGCGTTACGAAAAGCCTTGCGACCGCCGAAAGTCAGGAGGGTAAGGGCATGAAATTATCGTTAATTATCGAGGCGTTGAGATCGCGGGCTCCGTCTTTTAAATCGCGAGTCGCGGGCGCGGCTGAATTTCAGGCGCTGGAGCCTAACGCAAAGATGATGCTTCCCGCCGCTTACGTCATTCCGACCGGCGATACCGTCTCCCGCCAGGAGTCGCAAACCGACTACTACCAGGTTGTGAATGAGGGTTTCGCCGTGGTTGTCGTGCTCGACAACCGGCGGGACATGCGCGGGCAGGCTGCCGCGTTTGATGCCGTCGATTCAATCCGGGCGGAGATATTCGGCGCGATTCTCGGATGGGAGCCGGACGATTGCACACACCAGATCACCTATGACGGCGGGCAGGTGGTCGAAATGAACCGCGCCGCGCTTTATTACCAGTTCGATTTTACCGCTGAACGGGAAATAACCGACATAGACACGCGCCATCACCGCGATCTGGACGAGCTTGTCCCGCTCGAAACGGTGGCTGTCGATATGGACTTTGTCGACCCCGGCAACGGGCCGGACGGCGACATCGAGCATCACGACGAAATCCACTTCACGGAGTAAACCTCATGTTTGTCATTCCAGTTAAAGGGCGGAAAGTTCCCGATCCGCGCCGGGGCGACTTTTTGCCCGAAAAGGGGAGAAATGTCGAAAAAGACTCCTACTGGCTCCGCCGTCTCATGGACGGTGACGTAAAAGAAACCTCTCAAAAAAAGGGCGATTAAATGTCTGTTAGTTTTGATTCCATCCCCTCAAATATCCGCGTTCCGCTGTTTTATGCGGAAATGGATAACAGCAAGGCCAACACCGCGCAGACCTCCGCGCCCGCGCTCCTGATTGGTCAGGCGCTGGAAGATGCAAAAATCGAGCGTAATAAGCTGGTTCTGATGCCGACCGCCGATCAGGCGCGCAAGTTATGCGGGCAGGGATCACCGCTGGCGCGCATGGTGGAGGCCTATCGCAAAACCGATCCGTTTGGCGAGCTGTATGTTATCGCCGTTTCTGACCCGGAAGGGGCTCCGGCAGTTGGTGAGGTGACGTTTTCCGGCAGCGCTAACGCGTCGGGCGCGGTCTCGCTGTATATCGGTGCCAGACGTATCGCGGGCGCGGTAACGTCCGGCGATACAGCGCTGGACGCGGCGCAGTCTCTGGCCGATGCCATTAATGCCGTCCCCGATTTACCTGTTCTGGCGTCCGCGACCGTCATTACCAACGAGGTAAAAGTTACCTCGATGACGGTTACCCCTAAGTTGACTATCAAAACTGGTGAAAGTGCCGCTATTGATGTGACCATTCTCCCGGAAAACGCCACCAATAAGCGCATTTACTGGCAATCCTATAACCCCTCGGTTGCGATAGTCGATGATGACGGCAACGTTAGCGGCATCTCTGAGGGGATGTCGGATGTTATCGCCACTACAGATGACGGAACGGGAATATCGAGCCAGTGTGAAGTAACGGTTTCGGACGCAGCGGTAACCGCAGCCAGCACAGCAAAACGAACCGCTATAAAGACGAGTGTAGCGCCCGAGCAGGTTATCGGTGCCAAAGTCACGCTGACCGCAAAATACAGCGGCGAGGCGGGCAATCAGATCCCGCTGATGCTGAACTATTACGGCGCGATTAGCGGCGAAGAAATCCCGGACGGTCTGACCGTTTCCCTGTCCGCCATGCAGGACGGCGCGGGCGTGGTCAGTCTCGACAGCGTGATCGCCGCGATGGGCGATGAGCCGTTCGATTTTATCGGCCTGCCGTATAACGACGCCGCGACGTTAAGGCAGATGGGCGAGGAGATGAACGATTCCTCGGGCCGCTGGAGCTGGTCACGTCAGCTCTACGGGCATGTTTACACCGCCAAAATTGGCACCCTGACGGATCTCGTCGCGTTCGGGGAAGCGCTTAACGACCCGCACCTCACCATTGCGGGTTACGAGCCAAAAACGCAGACCGCGCCGGAGGAGCTTCTCGCGTCACGCCTGGGACGTCAGGCAGTGTTTATCCGCAATGATCCGGCCCGACCGACGCAGACCGGCGAGATCACCGGCGCGTTACCGGCTCCGGTCGGTGAGCGTTTCTCCATGACCGAGCGCCAGTCCCTGCTGACTCACGGGATCGCCAGCTCGACCGTAAACAGCGGGACGCTTCTTATCGAGCGCGATATCACGACCTATCAGAAGAACAAATTCGGCGTGGCGGATAACAGCTATCTCGACAGCGAAACGCTCCACACCTCCGCCTATGTTCTGCGCAAGCTGAAATCGGTCATCACGACCAAATATCCGCGACACAAGCTCGCGAATGACGGGACTCGCTTCGGGCCTGGTCAGGCGATTGTCACTCCGTCCGTGTTACGCGGTGAAATGTGCGCCGCTTATCGCGAAATGGAACTCGCCGGTATCGTCGAGAATTTCGACGTGTTCAAAAAATACCTGATTGTTGAGCGTAACGCTGATGACCCGAACCGCGTCGACGTTCTGTTCCCGGCTGATTATGTGAATCAGCTCCGCGTGTTCGCGCTTAAAAATCAGTTCCGCCTCCAGTATTCGAATGAGGAAATGGCAAATGGGTAAGATTGCAGGCACCTGTTACATCAAAGTTGACGGACTCCAGCTCTCCGCAACCGGCGGCGTGGAGGTTCCCATGAACACGCGTCTTAAAGAGGACGTGATCGCTCTTGATGGCTCTGTCGACTACAAGGAAACGCACCGCGCGCCCTATACCAAACTCACTGCGAAAGTTCCGAAGGGGTTCCCGCGCGACAAGCTAATCAGCTCGGAAAATATGACGGTAACGAGCGAGCTCGCAAACGGGGACGTGTATGTCCTTTCTAACGCGTGGGTGAATGGCGAAATGAACCATAACCCCGAGGACGGCACGGTCGACATTGAGTTTCACGGTCAGGAGGGCTTTTACCAGTGATTAAAGAAATTACACTTTCACAGCCAGTCATGGCGCACGGCGAAAAACTTCATGTGCTGGAACTCCGCCCGCCGCGCTTCGATGAGGTCGAGTCCCTCGGTTTCCCGTTCACCGTTGCCGGTGACGGCGGAATGAAAATCGACAGCGCCGTCGCCCTGAAATACATCCCCGCGCTGGCGGGGATTCCCCGCAGTTCCGCCGAAAAACTGGCGCTCCGTGATGTGTTCATGATCTCCATGCATATCATGGGTTTTTTTACGTCCTCGGGAACGGAAGCGGACTCCGTCGACGCCTCTACAACGTCGCCCACTTCTGGCGAGTAAACCCTTTAGAGCTGAAACGCGCCTCCATCTCGGATTTCGCCGAGATGGAGGCCGAAGCCGTTCGCATTAATGAGGAGTTAAAAGGCAATGGCTGACTCATTCGAGCTGAAAGCGATTATCACCGCCGTTGATCGCCTTTCGGCTCCGCTAAAGGGGATGCAACGCCAGCTAAAAGGATTTCAGAAAGAGCTCTCGGGGCTGGCTGTTGGCGCGGGCGCGACGGGGACGGCGATTCTCGGCGCACTGGCTGGCGCAACAATGCAGGCGGTCGATTTTGAAAAGTCGATGGCAGATGTGCGGAAAGTCGTCGACGGGCTCGAATCGCCGGAAGCGTTCCGCCAGATGCAGGATGATATTCTCAACCTGTCGGCAAAAATCCCGCTGGCGGCAACGGAAATCGCGGACATCGTCGCGCAGGCGGGGCAGTCAGGAATAAAGCGCTCTGAACTGTCACAGTTTGCCGAGGATGCCGCAAAAATTGGCGTGGCGTGGGATCTGTCTGGTCAGGAGGCGGGGAGGACGCTTGCGGTCTGGCGTACCGCGTTTGGGCTGACCCAAAAAGAAGTCGTCGAGCTGGCCGACAAGGTGAACTACTTAGGCAATACCGGCCCCGCGAATGCGGCCTCTATTGCTAAGGTCGTGACTGAGCTCGGCGGGATCTCGCAATCTGCGCATGTTGCTTCTGGCGATGTTGCCGCGCTGGCCTCGACAATTATCGGCGTGGGTATTAATGGCGACGTCGCCAAAACAGGTATTAAAAACTTTATTTCCGGTCTTACGGGCGTTTCTACGGGGGATCAGAAGAAAGTGGCGAAAGCGCTCGGCTTTACGCCCGCCACGCTTGCCAAGAGCATGATCCAGGACTCACGCGGGACAATGCTTAAGGTTCTGGAGGGCGTCAGGAAGATGGCTCCCTATAAGCAAAACAGGATTATGGAGATCTTGTTTGGTAAGGAGTCAGCCGAGGCAATCGTCCCACTTCTCACTAACCTAGACACCTTAAAAGCTAACTTTAATAAAGTTTCGGACGCGCAGTTCTATAGCGGTGCGGCCGCTAATGAATATGCCATCGCGTCGGATACGGCAGCGGCTGATCTGGCGCGAATGAAAAACCAGGTCACACAAATTACCGTAGAGATAGGGCGCGAATTTCTTCCGGTCATACGCGACGCGGCAAAAGAGTTTATGCCGCTACTTAAAACCTTCTCTCAATTCATAAAAGATAACCCCGAAGCCGTTCGCGCTGCGGCAAAATTTGGCGTGGCTTTGCTGGGCGTTTCCGCGTCGATTGGCGCTATCTCCCAGGCGGTCAAGATCATGAATTTCGCGATGAAAATGTCGCCTGCAAAATTGCTGATCGGGGCTCTTGTCCTGGGCGCATATGAGATTATTGAACATTGGGACGAGATCGGGCCGGTCATTAAAAAAGTGTGGCAGGAAATCGACAACGTTGTTCAAAAAATGGGGGGATGGGAGACCGCTATCAAGTCTATGGCCGCGCTTGCCGCGCTTTATATCGGCGTGAGATTTATCGCCAATATCAGGACGGCTATCGGGGTGCAGGATGGCTTAACGTCGGCTGTCGGGCGCACTGCTACCGCTATGAAGGGCATCGGTACTATCAGCCTGATAGCGGGCCTGTTAGAGCTAGGACAATACGCTCAAAAGCTCGAAAAAGAGCATCCCTGGCTGATTAAAAACTTTGCGGCTGATTTGTTAAATAGCGGCTTTGGTCTGAATGACAAAATGGATAAATGGGGTAAACAATTTCATGATTTTGTTTACGAAAAAACAGGGTGGCAAATGCCGCGAGCTGATGGTTACTTCTCCGGGCAAGGATATTCGCCGTCTGTGCCGTTAGATCGTCCGGTCGGGGGACGCTCACAAAGCGAGTTAACCGTCACGTTTGAAAATGCTCCGCCAGGGATGCGGGTTATCGACCCGAAATCCGGCGATCCGTTTATGTCGGTGAAAACCGATGTCGCATATCTGGCTTGGCGCGGTGCAGGGGTTCGCAGGCGTCAGCGTGCACAACGGTGAACTGCATGTGACACCGTCACTTCCACGGCAGTGGCAACGGCTGGCGTTCCCGTTCTGCTGGCAGGGCGGCACGCTCAGTTTTGCGATGACGCACGACACGCTGACCATGACCAGCACTCGTGCCGTGCGCCTGTTTATCAACGGTCTGGCGATTGATGTCGACGGTGAAACCGTCTTTCACCGGGACGGCAACGTCTGGCGCAAGGAGGCGTTATGCAACCCGACGCGGTGA